TAGCCGTACCATATCTTTTTTCATAATATCTTTTTAAAGCTCGAGCAGCTGATAATTTTTCACAACACCACAAACCACCAGAATCTCGTTTATCGGGGTTTATGTTAGAGTCCACAAACCATTCGCCAATACAATACCCTATAATGTTTGGGTTTTTACGTAAACCCAAAGATTCCATATTTTCGGTAAGAACTTTAAACATAATATTCAACTAAGCGGCCTATCTCTACTAATCTATTCTTTAATTTTTCATGTAACAAATATATGAAAAAAAATTGAAATATGATAATTTAAATTTATTATTTTACCTCGACATTTTTAATAAGGAAATGTTGGGCATTATTTTTCGCATCACTTTTTAATTTATCACGTAATTTTGTTCCAATTCGTATTGCGGCAAGTTTAGCATCTACGCAGTGTGATAAATCTTCTTCTTCGTATGGTTCACCATTGAGTGTTGCAAATCCTTTCCATACATTATGAAATGGTACCAATAACCCTTCTGTTTGAATAATCTCAATATCTAAAATTAGTTTTTTAGGTTCTTTATTTAGAACATAAGATAATATATATTTGCTTTTTATTTCCATTTTAATGTAAAAATGTTACGTCACCAACTTTATTAAAATATGAACCGTCAATATATCTTCCCGATACTTTCCATACATAAACACCTTGAGTTGCTAATTTATTAGAATCTTGTCCCCAATAACCGTCCCATCCTTTATATAGGTCGTTACTCACATATATCAAAACGCCCCATCTATTATAAATTTCAAGTTTATATTCTATTACATTTTCAAAAAAGGGTCTAAAAACCTCATCCATTTCAGGATAAACACCTTCTCGCCAAATCCCGCCCGTTGGTCCCATTTGATTCCATTTAAAAACATTAGGAAATTTGATAAACCCATTTTTCCATTCAACAATAATTGGCGTATTAAATTGAACAGAATCAACGCACCCATCTTTTGATGTTACCCATAATATGACATTGTATGAACCGGGTTCTTTATATTTGTGATATGGGTCTTCATCAAATGAAAATGTATTATCACCAAAATCCCATAAATATTTATCACCATAATATGAATGATTTGAAAAAACAACAATTTGTTCATTATTAACCACATTTGTTGGATATGCATTAAATATTGCTGTTGGGTTCTGATATACTGAAATAATTCCTTGATGTATTCTTGACCCAACAATATTAATTGCAGTCAATCTTACAATATACTTTCCAGGCATATAATATGTGTGAATTGGATCTTTTTCAATCGAATACGTCATATCACCGAAATCCCACGTATATTTTTCTGCGCCTATACTTAAATTCCTAAATTGAACAGTAAATGGTGTGCATCCTGCTGTGTCTGGCAACCAATATGCTGTTGGTAATGGGGGCAATAAGACATGTACATGAATAGTATCATAATTATCACAACCAAATCTATCTATCAATGTTTTATATGTTAATATATGTGTACCAAGACCGGCAACGCTAGGATTAAATATTGTATCTACCACGCCAGTTCCTTCCCATTTACCATTCAATGGTGTTGCTCGTAATATTATTGGCGGTTCGTTTATATAGATAGAACCAATCGGTGTAATATCAACATCTGGTATGGGAACAACCGTTATAATTATATCATCAGAATCATTACATTCTGGATTGTTAAGATTATAACTAATAGTATGATCCCCAGTGCCAGCTAATATTGGATAAAATAAATTTCCAACAACCCCATTACCAGACCATATGCCGCCCATATCATGCGCAGTTAATAAGATAGGTGGATTATCCACACATAAAGTATCAATTGGATTTATTGTTGCATTTGGAGTTGCAACTGTAATTACTTCATTACTTATGTTAACGCATCCATCCCATTCGATATTATATGTTATAAGATGGTTTCCTGCACCAGCAATTGATGGATAAAACATATTATCAATAACCCCTATTCCACTCCAAACACCACCAGAATCAATTGCTGTGAGTCTAAATGGTGGATCTGGTTGACAAACAATTCCTATTGGTGTTATTATTGCTTCAGGTACAGGTTTAACAATTATAATAGATGTGTCTCTATCACTACATCCTTCAGCATTTGTGATGTCATATTGAATTATATGACTTCCTGCTCCCGCAACTGATGGACTAAATGTGCTTCCATTCATTCCGCTACCTGTCCAATTTCCACCAGAAGTTGCGGCAATTAAAGTGATTGGTGGACTATTCTCACACATTGGAGGAACAGGAGTTATTGTCGCGTCGGGATAATCAACAATCAATATTCTTGCCGTTGTCACAACAGGTGGATGATCGCCGTTTTCTTTATCTCTTGGACCTCCAGGAATGGTTGGATCATCATAGGGATTACAATAGTTCCAATTTCGTAGAGTAATCTCAAAATATTGTCCTATTAATTTATCATTAGCGACATTAATGACATCAGACCAAACACCTGAACCTGTAACAGGACCAGGTAATGTTATAATATTATCAATAAATGGGAACGTTCTTGATCTTCCACCTATTGTAACAGGAATACCTGTCATTGTTATATTAGTCCCATATATCCATTGTACCCATCTTGTATTAACATTAGGATTATCTCTTTCTTGCGGTGGTACACAATTAAATCGAGTCAAATCTTGAAAACGAGCATTATCTCCATTACCAAAACAAATTGGCCATATAACAGGATTTATACGCATAATACCGCCATTATAATCATCTCTATCCCATACTGTTACTATTTGTTCTTGTGTTGATGATGTACATCTAACACCATTAACCACTAATGTTGCTCTAGGATGATAATTACATCTAAGCCTTTGTGATGTATAGGTATGTGATAATCTTGCAACGAATACACCAGGAGCGGTTTCAGTTGCTGGAACTGTTTGTGTTGATCCATCATTCCATTCATAGTAGATACTAACAGGCGTTCCTGCGTTATTCACTCCTGTATATGTTATCTCCCAATTTACTGTTACAGGAGCACATAATTTATCTGGTGTGATGTTATTTGCTTTTGAAAGTATCTGACAAGTTTGACTGAAATTGTTCAATGAAATAACAAATAGAATTAATATTATTATTAATTTTTTCATTGTATATCTATCCATTTATTATAATATATTATATCTACAACACCTTCATAAATTTCTTCAATTTTTGATATTTGATGTACTTTTTTAATTTTTGGCGGGAAAAAATATAACTTTTTAACTAGTCTTTTTGTTCCGTCAGGATATAAAAATATATCGGAATACCCTGCAGTATAATTTTGACGTTTCTCGGTTTTTATTCCGTAAACATTAATTACTTTTAATATAATTCCCATTTTATATGTCCTCCCTAAATCTTAATCCAACTGGAAATCTGGGTTTTCCATATGCAGTATAACCCTGATATTGAACCGTAAGTTGTTTACCAATTACCAAAGACGAGTCATCAGCATATCTTTTAAGTTCATTCATATCGCCTTTCATCTTGCAATCAAAAGTTTCTCCATTTGGTAATTGACAAGTAAATACTGCCTTTCCTGCCATACTACCTTTAGTACCAACTTTAACACCAATGATTTTAAATTCGTCATCTGAAAATTCCTTAACCTTCTGGAGATCATATGAACGCTTGTTCACGTAAAGTCCAGACATATTTCGTACCATACAACCTTCATATTCTTGATTGACAAAATGGTCAAAAGCGTCCATTAATTCATCTTCATCATTTACTACAATAGTTTCAACAACATGAATCTGTGGGTAATTTTCGGCTAACGGTTTAAGATAAATTTGGAGATATTCGTTTCGATTTTTATTTAATCCCATGCCTTCAGGAACATCATAAATATGATATTGAACTTGTTCACATCCTTTTTGTGGTTCTTCCTGACGTATATATGAACTCAATTCTTCGAAATTGTTATGATAATCATGATTGTATAGTTCGCCGTCTAAATATTTGATATTACTTAATGTCATAATATTTTGAAGAGCCTCAACAATATGTGGAACACTATTAATTGGTTTACGTGTTCTACTCCAAAGAGTTACCATTCCATTAATATTTTGAGCAATACATCTATGGCCATCTAGCTTAGGTTGAGATAACGCAGGATATTTAATTTTATGCCCCTGTTCGCTGAACTTATGTGCAAGCATTGGGACAATACCACCTTTAATAATTTCATCGGTTTTACCTTCCTCAGCATCATCAACATTATCAACATAACCTTTTTTGAGCTGTTTTTCCCAATCGGATTTTGCTTGCAAACATGCTTGTTGCATTGGAGAAGTTTCATTTGATCTACCAATATTTTTACCTTCGGTTATAAGTTCGGTGCTTGTTTGTATTTTACCACCGACTTGACCATACTTGGTTACGATAATAGGATTACAATTACTATCATCAACATAAACTTCCCACTCTTGGATTGCTCCTGTGGATGTTTTCTTATAAAGTTTTGGGAATGTTTCCATATTATTTTGAATTTGTTTTAATATACTCCTGAAATCCTTTGTAAAACATATTTGGTAATATTGCGTGATCGGCGAAGCCGTAGAGACCCACAGACATCATTGAGTGACATTCGATTACAAATGTACCATTCTCATCATTTATTCCAACATCGAGAGTATAAGCGATAGGTGCGGACTTATACATTTCAATCATACCTTTAATAGTCTGGACATTTGGCCATTTAGTAAATTCTCCACCATAGTTTTGTAATCCCACCAATTTACCATTGTATACAAAAGCTCGCCATTCACTATCGATTGATATTACGTTGCTAAATTGATAATTCCCAGTTGGTAACCCTCCACCTTCATCTTCATTCCATATACCGCAAGTACCTTTAATTATGTCATTTGACTTAATAAACATTTTACCTCTAAGATCTTTCTCTGTGCCATTGTATATCATTCTTCCTGCATAATGAAAAAGTTCTTCTGGGACATTCAATGGTTTTGGTGTCAGTCCATAAAAATGTTGTAAAAATTCTGTTACAAATTCAACCGTTCCGATAGGTACATATCCTTTATGGTATGGTTTGAATGAAATTGGATAGATGTCATTGGGTTCTGTAACATCCGTATTATAGTTAAAAAACTTAACCTTAATCTTCTCGGAATGTGTTAACCAATTTTTGAAATTGATTGATTCAAGAAGAGTAAATGAAAAATCATGTACTATCTTTCCGTTGATTTTTTGTATTAGAAATCTCATATTTTCTTTTCGTTATGTATTTCAATTTCTGCAAGGGTCATTGGAACTATTTTATATCCGAAACCCTGTCTTGATTTCCAATCCTCACATTCTTGTCTTGTACCTACGAAAACTTCGTTGCCCTCATCCTCATGGTAAACGATATCAATAACTTTGTGAGTTTTAATGTATTCTGGCATCATTGTCTGTTTCTTTTAATTGTTTTTCTGCACAGGTAGAACCGAAAGGAAATGCACCTTGAGATATGTGACCTTCAGGGATTGATCTCTTAGTCAACTCATTTATTTTATAGTATTTTCCATCGGTGTTACTTAACTCAAGCCACACAACTCTTTCGGCAACTAATATTTCTCCGCATCTTTCACATTTTGTCGGTATGTATTTCATTTCAAATCCTCCAGTAATTTTTTAACCTTATCAATGTGTTTGTGGTCCATCGGCTTTCCACAAGTGTTCATTTTTATGAATGTTTCATAAATTCCACGTGCATCAGGATTTTCGAGAAATCCGTAAGATATACTGTGATTTAAGAATTTATATCTATCATAAAAAGACAATTCTGAGAAATAATACCCCTTGTACTGAAATCTATCTTCATAAAATTCACAAAGAGCTGTCAATCTCTGTTTACCATCAAGAATCTGATAATATTTTCCCATCGTTGATTCATGAAGCTGAACAAATACGAATTTACCGATATCAATGTTATTAAATATGCTTTCGACGAGTGCAATTTTATCTTCAAGTTTCCAGACATGTTCACGCTGATATTCTGCATCAAAATCGACACCTCCATGTGATGCATATACCATATGTAATAAGGAGTCAATGCCCGAATTTAAAAGTCTTATACGATATTTTTCTTCTATTCTAAATTTGGTATCTGAAGATTTATCATATGGATATATTTCCATCCAAGCAGCTACATGATATTCATCTGTTCCTTCACTTCTTGGATCGCGCCTTACTTTCACGGCTTCAAGAACATAATACAGTTCACCTTCACCTATTTCACGAACATATACTTCTTCAAGCGCCCCCAAGCGAACTCGGTCACCAACATTAAAATGACGCGTAGGGTTCTTTGGAATAATTCCTAAATCAACGGAGCGTCTCATTTCTTTTAAGTTGGACTTCAGAAGACTTTGTCTTATTTCTTCGGGAGTTCTTACTTCGATTTTATTTCTTTTTGCCATGACGAATTTTAATTGATTTGCGATGTAAAGATAAAAACATTTTATGAAACTACCAAATTTATTTCAATCTTTTTTTGATAATTTCGATGTATTTTGGGTCGGTTTCATAAATAATTGAGTTATACCCTAAGTCTTCTGCCACTTTTGCTGTTGTGCCACTACCACCAAACACATCAATAACAAGTTCGCCAGCTATTACTGTAGTTAGAATAATTCGTCTTATTACTTCTTCGGGAATTTGACATGGATGCTCGGTTTTTTCTTTACTGACATTTTTTACCTGATTTATCTCCCACCAGTCATAAAGTTTTGCTCCTGTTTTACCATTGGCAATTCTTTCTTTGATTCGTTTGTCATTGAGATTTTTATATGGTTGTCTGATTTTTTTGAAATCAGGTTTACAACCCCACCAACTTATCAATCGATGTTGCTTACCAGTATTTGAATTATATACCCAAGAAACAACCTGTTCACATTTTACACTCATTGCTTTCGGTAATAGGTTAATTGTTTCTTCTGGGTAGTGTATAATGACGCAAGGAAGAGGTATATATGAAAGAAGTTCTATGTACTCACTTTCGGACATCCTGTCCTTATATTGATTATAAGCGTATCCTTGATTATATGGGGGATCTGTTATTGTTATCCCTCTTGGAATTATACAATTTCTAAAATCGTCATTAATTATTGTATACATAATATTAATTTGTGACAAAGATAAAAAATATATTTGAATCTACCAAATATTTATATAAAAATAAAATACTATGAAAAAAATATTTGATTGGTTTAAGAAAGTGTTAGGGCTTGAGCATAAGCCAGGAAAAAATGCAAAATTTGGATGGAAAAGAGACTTGCCAGATCCAAGAGACCATAAATATATGGCATCACGGCCATTAACAATCGGTCAATTACCACCTCTAGTTGATCTAAAGCCACTATGCCCACCAGTATATGATCAAGGAAATATTGGTTCATGTACAGCAAACGCATTGGGTAGTTCATTTCAATTTGAACAAATGAAACAACAAATTCCAAATTTCATGCCATCAAGATTATTCATTTATTATAATACCAGAGCAATGGAAGGAACAATTAATGAAGATGCGGGAGCAACATTGAGAAATACAATGAAAAGTATGGTTAATATTGGTGTATGCCCCGAAAAAATGTGGAATTATAATAAATGTTTTAAAACAAAACCCGATGATTTATGTTATACTAATGCCAGTAATAATCAAGTAGTAGAATATTTGAGAGTCCCACATGATTTACTGCAAATTAAACAATGCCTTTTCGAAGGACATACTGTATCATTCGGTATTATGTTATATGATTCATTTATGACAGAAAACGTGGCTAGAACTGGAATTGTCCCAATGCCAAATCTACAACTTGAATCTTCAATTGGCGGACACGCAGTCAAAGCCGTTGGATATGACGATTCTAAAAAAGCATTGATCGTAAAAAATAGCTGGGGAAATAACTGGGGTATTAATGGTTATTTTTATCTTCCATATGAATATATTACAACCCCAAACATGGCAGCAGACTTCTGGACAATTAGATTGGTTGAATCACCA